ATGCACGCCAGCGTCTGCACGAATACCTGCTAGTCAGGAGAAGTATGCTCAGCAGGAAGGTATTGACCCGACAACTCTTAGACGCTGGCAGAAGAAGCAGTCTTTTAAATCTGAGTGGGCTAAACGAGTGGATGAACTGCAAGGTAGCCCTGAGCGTTCACAGAAGTTGTTGGACGCATTATACGCTAAGGCGTTGGATGGCGATAACAAGGCTGCACAACTATATCTTCAGGCAACTAACAGGTTGGCTCCTACTCAGATTAAGGTTGAGCATTCTCAGAAGTTGGATGAAATTTCTGATGTTGAGTTGGATGCGTTGATTGCTCGGGCTGCTTTGGGTGAGAAACATATTCGGCAGGAAACTGCCGAGTTTGCTAGGGAACTGAAAAGTCTATAGTTATGGCTGCTCCTACTAATGATGCGATGTTTGTTGCGTTAAAAGCGCAGTATCCTACTTTGTCCACTTTGGGTGACATGATGTATGCTTTTGCTCAAGATAATGGTTATAACTTCCGTAATACTCTTGGTTACGAGTTTTATGCTGCTACTGGCGCTACGGGGACAACTCGTGGCGATTTGGCTAACTCGTATTGGAATGACCCAGATTTTGCGGTTTCCAATTTGGAACAGGAAGATGGAACAGATTTGTTACTAGAGGATGGTTCATTCATTTTAATGGAGGCTGGCAATGGCTGATAAGAAGATAACTGCTTTAACGGCGCTGACTGGCGCTAACACGGCTAGCACAGATGTGTTCCCTATTGTGGATGTGTCGGCTACGGAAACTAAAAAGATTACGGCAGCAGAGTTGGCTGCCGCTATTGCTGTTATTGGTTTGGATGCTGGTGGTGGTGTTCCAACAAAGATTCATGGTATTGAGTTACCTGCTACACATATGATTCGTTTTGAGGGTGCTACCGATAACGATTTTGAAACTTTTTTGACGGTTGTGGACCCGACTGCTGACCGTACTCTTACTTTCCCTAATGAGACTGGTACTATTGCTACTCAGGCTTATGCTGACGCTGCCGCAGCAGCGGCATCGGTGGATTTTGCTGACGCTGACAACATCCTAGCAAACGCAGTATTTCTCTAGGGAACGATTTAACCACTTATTAGGAGATAACACATGGCAACATTTACTAAAAAAATTCTTTCGGGTAGCACAGATGGCAAAGCCGTTAAGGTTGCTGCGACTGCTACTGCTGGTACAACGATTCATACTGGTTCGGCTACGGCTACAACTCTTGATGAGGTTTGGTTGTATGCGGTTAATAGTTCTGCTTCGGCTGTTAAATTGACGATTGAGTGGGGTGAGGCTAGCGCACCTGATGGCAACATTGAACTTAGTGTTGCTGCTGAGTCGGGTCTTGTTTTGGTTGTTCCAGGGTTGCTTATCAAGGGTAATGCAACTCCGCTTGTTGTTAAGGCGTTTGCTGCGACTGGGAATGTTATTATGTTGCACGGGTATGTAAACCAGATTACGGTTTAAGTTATGCGGTTTGATAACCGTTCACGGGTCAGCACCTATTTGAATACTTGGATGCCGACAAACGATGAGACACGGCAATCTGTCGCAGGGTATTTCGGTGGCGGTTATAGTGGCTCGGCTGCTCTTTCTAATATTGACAAAATCGCTTTTCCTGCTGAAACAAAAACAACATTGTCGGCAACTTTAAGTACTGGTCGTTATTTTATGGCACCGTTCGCCAATAGCGGTGTTGCAGGTTATTTTGCTGGCGGTAATGATGACACAAGTTATATTTCAGGTATAGATAAAATAGCGTTTCCTGCTGATAGCAAATCTACTTTATCGGCAACTTTGACTACTGCTCGTGAAAGAGGATATGGTGCATCTAATTCTGGTGTCGCAGGTTATGTTGCTGGTGGTACTGATGGCGGTGGTAATCTTTCCGCTATTGACAAAATAACTTTTGCTGCTGAAACTAAATCTACCTTAGCAGCAACTTTAACTACTGCTCGTTATGGCGGTGACGGTGTGGCTAATTACGGTGTGGCAGGATATTTTGGTGGCGGATATTCCACAAGCAACCTTTCTGCTATAGATAAAATTGCTTTCCCTGCAGACACTAAATCTACATTGTCTGCAACTTTAAGTGACGGCAAACGAGGTTTAGGAGGTATGGCTGATAATGGTGTTGCAGGTTATTTTGCTGGTGGTGTTAATGATGCAGGTAATTATTCTTCTGCCATAGATAAAATTGCTTTCCCTGCTGATACCATAACTACTTTGTCGGCAACTTTAACATCAGCATCAGGATTTTTTGGGGCGATGGCTGATTCTGGTGTTGCAGGTTATTTTGGTGGTGGACAAGATGCAGCCTCTGGTCGTTTTACAAGAATAGATAAAATTGCTTTCCCTGCTGACAGTAAAACTACTTTGTCAGCAACGATAACTAGCGCTCGGGATAGATTGTTAGGTTTCTCTAATCAAGGTGTGTTCTAATGTCTAGACCGTTTGCGCCTCGTACTAGGGTTTCAACATATTTGTCGGATTGGATGCCGTCAGGTGACACACATTTTGAATACGCAGGATACCTCATGGGTGGATATCAAACATCAGAAACAGCAAATATACAAAAGTTTGCACATTCTACAGAGTTGCAGTCTCAAATAGCAGCGACTTTGACCACTCAAAGAAATGCTCAGGCAGGTCTTTCATCTACTAGCAAAGGCTATTCGGCGGCTGGAATAGGAAGCGGAAGTCTTATTTCTGCTTACGATGCTTTATCTTTTGGTTCAGAAACACGAGCAACACTATCAGCGACTATGGCAACTAACCGCCAATACGCAGCAGGCGCTTCTAATTTTTCTGTTGCAGGTTATGTTGCTGGTGGCACTACAGCCACAGTTTCAACATCTGGACATACTGCAAACATTGAAAAGTTTACTTACGCAACAGAAGCAAATTCGGTAAGCACTACTTCGCTGTCACAAACAGCGTTTGGTGTTTGTGGTGGACAGAATTCTGGTGTCGCAGGATATTATGCTGGCGGTTTGCGCACTTATTCTCCAGAAGTTTATAATGACCAAATATGGAAAATATTGTTTTCTACAGATACAGTTTCTACCCCAGCGTCCATGTCATACTCAACTTACAATAACACTATTTTATCTAACCAAGGAACTTGTATTTATTTGTTTTCGGGAGGCAACGCTTCAGGAGCAATATCGGGCAATCCGCTATCTAAAGTTGCATTTTCTACAGATACTTATTCTGCGATTAGCGGAGAATCACTTGTAGCCGCTGGTGGTTACCAAACAACTTCTAGCGAAACTGGTAATATTGGCTATTATGTTGGTGGCGGCGGTGGTACAAATTTAACGGTGAGGTCAATTAACTATGCTACAGATGTACGGTCTAACCTTGCTACGGCTTGTAGTGTTAATGCTTACTATGGCGCAGGTTGTGATTTTAACGGTGTTTCATAATGCGTGAAGATATCCAACTCTCGCTCACAGAAGTGCAGATGCCACGCACCCGATACCAGTTAGAACATTTCGTTATCGGCGCACACGACACACCCGAAATGCAATTCGTACAAGTCTGCCGAGAACTAGAAGCACTCCACTACACGATAAAAGAAGTCGCCATGCAAGTACGCAAAACAGAATACGAGATTGAAGACTTGCGTGAAAAAGGTGACCGCATCAGCCAAGTAGAAGCCGACATCAAAGAACTTGGTTTAGAACGCACACGGCTTGTTGCTATTGGTGCTGTCCGAGAATACGACACACTCATAGAAATCTATGACCAGATACCGCATTTCACCCGTGAACAGATAGATGCATCACAACCTGACTACTGGCAGCAGCGTTTGGGTCGGCAAGCAAACCTGCAAGGTATGACAGGCAGCCCGAACTGGGCGCACCTAGAAGCCCTAGACCAGATAGGTGTACTACAACCAATGATTGAAGCACAACAAGCAAAAGTAAAGGAACTACAACAATGAAATATGCAACATGGACTATTAAACGACCTGAAGGCACAACACCTGAACCGTTGATTCGTTCTCGTGGCGGTC